CAATGCTCACTCATTCACTCCAGGTAATTTCAGGAAAAGCTTCTTTGATAACTGCATGAGTGACTCTAAATTTTGTTTGAAGAAGACCATCTTTAGCAAGACAAACAATCTCTGCTTCAGATTCATGAAGACCTTCAAGTAATTGAATAAACAATTGCTCTCTCTTCAATCTAGACAAAGAGTTAGCACCTTTAATAAATCTCCAAAGATTACGATACTCTCTTTCTAATACAGTATGCTCTGTACCGATGGGAGCATCGTTTTTATTGAAGGGAACATCTCCTTCAGGTAGATCGGATTGAATGTTAACATCATAGTTCCATTTGAAAATGGAACGAAGTGCTTGAGTGTTATTCTCTTGAAGAATTTTAATCTTCTCGGTTTTTGTTTTGGCATTAGATGCCTTCTTAATAACTTCAGAAATCAAAAGTTTCATTAGTAATACAAATAGGTCGTGTGTTTTAGTATTTAGTCGTCAGGGAATGGATCTGTATCAAAGGCATCTCTTTGATCAAACTCTACACTAATAAGTTTAGAAACTTGAAAAGGAATGGGATTACCTTGTTCATCCATCATCTCTGGGTGAGGCGTGTATGCAATTTGCTCTTCTTCTTGTTCTCCGATAATAGTATCAACAAAACTTACGAAGTATGAATGTGCAAACCATCCAAATAAAAATCCAAGTAGTGTTCCACCTATTGTAATTAGAGTAGAAAATACTAGGATAACTGATGTTGTCATCTGTCTGTCTCCTTCCTGAGGGGCAACCGTTTTCTCTGTTGGTCCTGGTCGTTTCCTCCTAAGACGCATAAATTCGTCACCTTTATTTATGGGTGACCTTAGTTCTTCGGTTTTTAGTTCCAGGTTTTCGTCCTGGTCTTCGTTCTTGTTCATACTTCCATGCGTCTGTAAGAATTTTGTACAAATAATCTTTAACTCTACGTGCTTTTGGCATACTTAGATGACCATATGCTTGTTTAGAAATTTCATCTCCACCTTTAATGTAGAGTTCTAAATCAAACACGATACTAGATAAGTTTGCCGCAGTAGAACTTTCAATAAAATCTCTAATCTCTGCACGTTTAAACTCACATAGTTTTACGTAGACATAAAGATCAAATAAAAACTTTTCATTAAAAGCATCATCAATTGATTTCTCTACCAAGTAATAGAGTTCATCAGTTTCTTTGAATGTCATTAGATTAGTTTATTTTCTTGAAAATAATGAAGGGTATCTTTAAACCCACCAATGTGTTTAGTATTGATAGAGATCTGTGGGAAAGTAGCACCTTCACCAAACTCAGCATAGAACTGAGATTTAGTAAAGTCCCTCTCATACTTATACTCTTTGTAGTGTACGTTCAGGTTATCAAAGAGCATCTTTGCCCTATCACACCACTGACATTCATTCTTTGAATAAAGAATTACTTCCATAACCTCCTTAGGAATTACTGTAGGAATCATAGCATAAAAAAGGAGGGTCGTCAACCCTCTCACATCTAAAAATTTAATTTGTAGCAAGAAGATCTTGCCAGTTCTGGTTTCTTTTTGAGTGTTCTAAACACATGACCATGAACATCTCTCTCTAAAGTAAGATGTGCTCTAGTGTGAACGATCTGAATCATCAGTAACATACCAACCAACGTAAAGTTGATCATACTTACTGGATGAAGCAGTGCTCCAAGAATCTTTTTTCCTAGCATAAAAAAAGGGAACCGAAGTTCCCCATATTCTAGCAGAGATCAGAAGGAATACTTCAGACCCAACTTGGTTCCATAACCACGGTCGATGTCAGAATCACCTGAACCAACGAAGGACACTTCACCATATGCACCCAGAGCGTCGGTCAAACCGATACCAAGACCTGCCTTACCAGAAGGAACGGTGTCGCTCTCGCCGCCATCGGGACTGACAACAGTAGCACCACCCTGGACGTAGTATGAAGCACTCTCACCGAGTTCGCCTTCATAACCTACGTGAAGGTCAGTTGCGGTTCCATTGTAGCTGGATCCCGTGAATCCTGAGTTTGCTTCTACGTTAACGTAGGGACCAGCGAAAGCGGCACCAGCAGAGAAAGCAGTTGCAGACAGTGCTGCGAATACAGATTTGATCATTTTGTTTAATTACCTTTAGTTACTTGCGGAATGGTTACCCGCAGATGAATAGAGACATCGACTTGTCTCGTTGTTAAATATACAACTGTCACATGCAAAAATACTTATTTAAGTGTGACAGTTGTAATATATGTATACAAATAGAATACATACACATGTCAGGAGTTAAACACCTGACAACGGAGAGTGAGAGAATCGAACTCTCAAGGGCTTTAACACCTCGACGCTTTTCAAGAGCGGTTCCGTCACCTATCGGATTGACTCTCCAAGAAAACTTTTTCGTTTTCATATGGTTTTGTTTGACCAGACCAGAGTTTGTATCCTTCTACAACCTCTGGCAATAACCATCTATGAACGGGAGCACATTGCTCCCAGTTGACTGGTTGAATGCAATTCATTACGACTACATTCCAGAACGCTACAAGGTGGATTAATACGCTTTGCATTGCTCATGTGGGTATGATACTACATTCAACTCCATTTGTCAACCCCCCTCAAGGTATCCATTTATCTGCAACCACTCACGTGTCTTTGGTGTGGGGGTATAGATCTCCCACATAGCACCACCTTCACATGCTTCGAGTGCTTCCATGGTCATGTTCTCAGTTTTACCTGCCCAGGTTGCTTCTTTCTCCCATGGCCACGCTGACTCAGGATAGGTACGTTCTACCATTTCACGCCACAGCATTGGAACATTGCCTTCAGGCATGATAAGAGCAATCATACTATTATCAATGGTGCCTGCCATACAATCTTGTGCAGCGTGCCATCCTTCATGTCTCATCACAGACATAAGAGTAGCAGGATCAAACATGTATGAGTCATTCAAATAGAAAGTATTAGTTACCGTATGATAGACACCACGGTGACCTGGTGGGAAATACTTTTCATCAGCAAGATATACTTGCACGTCAATCATAGTAAGTGCATTCAACATACGTTGAAACTCTTCTGCAACTGGTGCATAATTTGATAGTGGATACTCTTCTACAAGATAATCAATACCCCAAATAGGATCTACATTATCAGTACATTCTCCAAGGAGAAGACACCCAAGAGAATCCATACTCTTGTATCCTTGCGTAATCTTATCGTCGTTAGCGAGGACGGGAGATGCCGCCAACATCAACGCAATTAAAACTGACAGTTTCTTCATGTTGTAATACTCCATCAATAAATTTTATAAGTTTCCTCGGTAGAGGAGCATAGTGTGTATCCCATTTAGCAGGATATACTTCTAGAATTTTTGTTAGTAAGACAGGTCTTACCTTTCCATGATTACCGTTAGAAGTAACGTTCCAACCTACTGCTGCATTTATATCAAAGTCAGCAGTTCCTGAGTAATCAATTTGAAATAGATGACCCTTAGGATCGATCCAATAGAGAGACATTATACATTCAAGATCTTTAGTTTGCAAGTTCTTATTCCAAAAACCTGGTCCTAAATCATATGAAGTATTAATGGTGTCAAACATTCCCATACTATTAATCCAAAATCTCTACCCTATCTAGTTGGTTAGTTGATGCCCATTGAAACCAAGTAGTTCTCATAGTTTCATAGTCATCAAACTTCATTGCTTTTTTATTCTTAAAGATGATCTTGTATGAGTGACGATCATATGGAGCGTCAGATGTAGAAGTAAAATAAGACATAATTTAGAGAAAAAAAGAGAGGGGATGAACCCTCTCCGGTCACTTCCTTCACACGGAAGTTATAGTATACACTAAGTAAGTGAATTTGTCAACTCTTGGATGCGAACTTACGTTCGATCTTGATACCACGATACATTAGATTGTGGTTACGAGTTGCGGTTTGTTCTTCCAATACAGCGGCTTTGTATGCCTCTGGGTTGTACTTAACACCACGATATGTGATTGTAGTCATTGTGATACTCCTGAAGTTAGGTGAGGTTTTAATCTCCCGTTCCTTCAGTCGTTTGCGTCCCATGGGTAGCAATCAGGCGTTGATTCCTTCATGACCTCAATCAACTCTACCTTAAAAGCATCAGAGATTTTCTCGTTTGCTTTCATCCTTAGGATGATTGCGTCTGCTTGTTGACAGGTGAGTGATGTATAGAATAAAAATTCTAGCATGGGATGAACGGCTCCGTTCCGCGACTTACTTGCGTCCTCCTTACGGGGGATGAACGACAGGTCTATAATAGACCATGTATCCTATTTAGTCAAGTCGTCATGTGACAATTCTTCATCCATCTCAGCATATGCTATTTGCAATATCTTTATGACACATGCTAGTGCTAGTCCTAACGCAAGCAATACACATATAATTACTGACCAAACAGGATCCGCAACATTTGTATGTGGATGCAATAATAAATTCATTACTCTGGTTTACATTTTGGACTAGGTACTAATTGATATGCCATCTTGTCTCGCAACTGATTCACACGTTCTTCATTGTATTGTTTGAAGTTGCCTCTCTTTTCTACCTTCTTATAGTAGTGCAATGCATTAAGGATGATTGCATAGTCATCCATGTCTAATTCAAAATTCATAAGTAGTCCGTGCGATCTCCATACTCTTCCTCATTCTCCCCAACATCTTTGTATGGGTTTCCTTCAGTGTTAACTTTACGGACCCACCCACTTAGTTTTAATATTATTAAAACAATAGTAAATGGAGCAATGCATCCAAATAAAAATACAGGATTCATAGGTTTTCAATATTGTATTCTAAAATCATTCGGTACAGTGAACTTTTTAACACATACAAATGTTCTTGTTCTCTGGGTTCTCCACCAGGCCATGTTTCAATTCGTTTGACTACACATTGATATAGAAGATACACATCTTCTATAGTTAAGTCAACTGTATAGTCGAAATCCATCTTTATTTTTTGTGGAAGGGTTCCCAATGCTGCCAACTGTATTTATGAACTGCCCACATACCTATGATGGGAACAAAGATAAGACACCATGATAGGAATCCTATTCCATATGGATTGTTTAATACTGTTCCACAGAATCTAGCAAGCTGTAACATTACTCTTGTAAAATTGAAAGGACAAAAAGAAATAAACCGAATAAAGAATAAAATACTATGAAGGCAATGACCATGTTTTCCATAGTTCTAAAAAGTAACGATCAACTTTATACAAATCACCTTGAGGTGGTTGAACTTTAATATCTTCAGACCATTCTCTACAAAATGATCTCATATCATATGTTATTCGATTTGGTGTGAATAATCTGGCGAATGATGACATGGCAAAGGCATGTCTCATCTTAATGCGCTGTTCCATTTCCGTCATATTGGTCACTTTCATAGTAGACATTTTCACCCTTTCTGTACCCGAAATATGCGGTGGCACATAGAAAGGGTATCGATCCCCAAAGTAAGACATCAGCTAAGGTCATTAGTTTTCTCCTGATAAGTTTTGATTAACTTCATTACTTGCTTTTTATCACACCCACAAGGAGCATTACCTAAGCACCTAAGAATTAATTCGTTGTCTGTAATAGAAGGTTTAATTGTAAACCCCCACTTGTCAACTTCACCTTCTGTAGGTGCTTCGACGTAATCAAATTCAGAGGGCATTACCTGGTGATAGCGATTGGAAAATGCTAGAGCAAATATCAATAGCATAAGGTGCTCCATATACTCCAGAGTGGATATAAGATATACCTAACTTAGAGCAATACTTTTGTAGTTCCTGACATTTTGTAAGATCATTACTACTATAGTCAATAATAATATCACCCTCCTCAAGTAAAGGTAGTAACTCATCAAGTGTGTCTTCTACTTTCTTTTCTGGAAGTGTAATCTGAAAGATGCCAGGAACTTTACCTGCACTAGTGTATCTAAGACCATCAGATTTAACTGCTTGGACAAGATACTCTAGTGAGGTTACACATCCACTAATATATCCTGCTTCATATTGTCCACAGGCACTTTCATAGTTAGTACTACTGTAACCCCAAACTTCGATTCCCTTTTCAATCATACGGCGAGACATACCTTCACCAGTACGTCCTAACCCAATCATTCCTACTTTCATTTCATTCCTCTTCGATGTGGTACTGGCCATGTAAAATGCATTCCCAATGTTAACAATGTGATAAATCCAAAAACAAATAAGGAACTCATAGTTCTAACTGTGCAGCATCCCAATCTTGCTGGAATTTATCTAAACCATCTTTAGTTAAGATGTGATCATACATCTTCCAGAAGATACTGGGTGGCATTGTTACGACTTCAGCACCATTATACCAAGATCTAATAGCACGTTGGACGCTACGAATAGATGCTGACAATACCTTAGTTTGTGCCCCATAGATGCGGTACAGTTCAGAGATTGAACGTACAACTTCTAGACCTGCAACCGATTGATCATCTAATCGTCCCACAAAAGGAGACACATATGTTGCACCGGACTTTGCTGCTAGGACTGCTTGTGCAGCACTAAAAATGAGAGTGACATTGGTTTTGATGCCTTCTCTATTCAATGCCCTACATGCCTTAAGTCCTTCGACTGTGCATGGAAGTTTAATCGTAATGGCAGGACCAATATTAATATACTGTTGTGCCTGTTCAATCATTTCTTCAGCAGTGTCAGCAACAACCTCTGTAGAAATACTTTCAAAATGTGGAAACTCTTCAACAAGTTGTTTAGCAACGTCTGGAAGAGTTCTACCACTACGTAGAATAAGTGTAGGGTTGGTGGTAACACCATCGATCAAACCAGTTTCATTAGCAGCACGGATTTCATTCAGGTCTGCTGTGTCAAGAAAAATCTTCATTAAATTGTGTGTGTAAATCATGATACGTGAATAGTTCCAACCATACCTGCCCCTTGATGAGGACCACAGAAAAATTCGTAATCCCCAGGATCAGCAAATAAAATGTCTTGCGACTCTCCAGGAGAAAACATTAAGGATTCTCTAGAAAGATCTGGACGCCCCTCAACAATAATATTGTGAGGAGGGAGCATATTGTTCACAAAGTGAACAGTTTCTCCAGCACTTATTGTAATGTCTGATGGTTCAAAAGTCAAGTTTCCACCTGATCCCATCGTAACATCAACTGCCCATGCTGGAGCAGCAAAAAATAATGTAGCAAGAATAGCAAAAAAGAACCTCATATTCCTTTATATGACTACAATATGTATTATGTTTTGATGATATTAATACTAAAGTGTGTCAGTAATTCCTGACTCTTGTTCTTCTGAATATTTGTCTATAAAATTTGCTCTTTTTTCCCAGGTGTCTCCACTTTCAGATCCATTACATGGGTTGATACATGTTGAATCTCCTAACTGATTGCAGACCAGTCCTGCAAGATCATGAGGATCACCTAGTGCTCCCGTATGCCAATAATGCTGCCCGTCTACCCATCTTGCTTCACACTTTGGACATATTTGAGTGTTCATAATAGAGGTGGTAAAACTTATATAGTTATTTGATGTTACCAATCACCCATGATTCCAGACCTGTGGCAGCAATCAGATCTATAGATAGTTCTGCTGATTCCCATGGCACCACCAAACAGAATCCAATACCAAGATTGAATACATTACGCATCTCTTCCTCAGCAATGTCTCCTGCCTCCTGGATCTTGGTAAAGAGTTCTGGTCTCTCCCAAGCAGAATAGTCAACGTCAACTGTAAGACCCTTTGGAAGGCATCGTGGGAGGTTCTCAGGCAGTCCTCCACCTGTGATGTGTGCCATGCCTAGGATAGGAACTTCATCCAACAGGTGCTGGATCAGACGAGCATAGATTGTGGTAGGTCTCAGCAACTCTGGCATCTCTTTGTAGTAGATGTAATTTCTCCACAGCATATCATTGACCAGTGTGTATCCATTACTATGAAGACCACTACTCTCAATACCAATGACTACATCACCTGCCATGATGTTACTGCCATCAACAACATCATTCTTCTCTACAACACCAGTACAGAAACCAGCAAGGTCATAGTCAGTTGCTCTAAAATGCTCGGCAGTTTCTCCACCTAACAATTCCATTCCTGCCATAGCACAACCAGTGGCAATTCCATGCACAATGTCACTGACATTAGCATCAAGTGATTTGGTAGAGATATAATCTAGAAAATATAATGGTTTAGCGCCAGAACATATAACGTCATTGACGCACATAGCAACGAGATCCTGACCAATAGTGGTGTAATCATCAGCAATCCTACAAATGTTAATTTTAGTTCCGACACCATCAGCACCAGATACCAGCACAGGTTTCTCGTACCCTGATGGGATCTCCATCATTCCATTGAACCCACCAACACTAGGTGCTAGTGCTTTGATATATTCAACAAAGGATCTACCTTTGATAATGTCAACACCAGAAGTTTTGTAGTCCATTAATCTCTCCCTAAGCGAATGTATAATGTGATGAGTGATTGTGAGATTAGATCACAAGAATATGTAAATCCTTGTTTGTTTTCTTCATCCCAGTGTTCTCTTTGACTTTTAAGAATAGCAGAAAACTCTTTGATCTTAGACCTCATCTCTTCTTTTGTCAACTTATCCAATGATTTCTCCTTTAGCAATTTGTTCACGACGTTTTAGTTTCCATACGATGTAATCCATTGTAGGGATACACATGGGATTCCAACCAACAAAGGTAGTTGATTCTCCACTAGGTATCTTCCAACACTCAGCATCATCATTGTCAAGGTCTAATGACTTACGATACTCATCCTCACCAAACATAACAACTGCTCGCTCTGCTTGGTTCAAACTTCTAAAGCAATCGAAACCAAGTTTTCTAATCTCATCAGGGATGTGGTGTTTCATTATTTAAATAATATAATACAAACTGCATACAATCCCACTGCAGACCAGTATCCCAAAGTTGGTAATCCAAACATACCTGGTATGACAGCATTCCATATCAACATAAGTATCAAAGGTACTGCAAGGAGAATTATACCTGCACCTATAAGATTTTGTGATGATTTTTTCATTGGATTGCCAGTGGTTGTAGTCGGTCAAGGATCTCACGATAGGCAGGTACGATATCACCTTCATCGTTTCGGAATAGATCTTTATCAAATCTTTCCTCACCACCAATCTTCCACAATCTCATACTGTCAGGACTGATCTCATCGGCAAGTAGCAACTCACCATGAGCAGTGTAACCAAACTCAATCTTGAAATCAACCAGATCAATACCTAAGATGTAGAACAATGAGCGAAGAATGTCATTAATACGTAGAGTCATCTCAGCAAAAGGTTCTGGATCATAACCCATCAGACGTACACGATCTCGTGTCAACAGAGGATCATGCTTGTTATCATCCTTCAGAAAGAACTCAACAATAGGATGTGGTAGTGAATAACCTTCCTTAAGAGTTGTCTCACGAACAATAGATCCAGCAGCACGATTACGACAGATAACTTCCAAAGGAACGATGTCTACCTTTCTACAGATCATCTTGTTAGCACCAACCATATTAATATAATGTGTTGGGATATGTTCTTTGGCAAGTTTCTCAAAGATAAGAGCAGAGATACTACAGCAAAGAGAACCTTTACCTAGTGGATGGTCAACCATCTCACCATTACCAGCAGTCACCTTATCATGATACTCAATGATAACTTGCTGTGCATCATCACCTTGATACACTGTTTTGACCTTGCCTTCTACAATTACTTCCATTAGTCCTCCTGTTTGTATGTAATAGTAATTTGATTATATACTACATCTCGGTCGTCACTGTTGTATACATGGCAGCGTTCTACCTTAGCATCCAATAGTTTCTCAATATTATTGAGTTGCCATTCAGCAGCATACTTCTTAAATCCATCGTCCATCCAACTCTTATTGGATCCTGGTGTGTTAAATTCCATTATTCAATACCTGGTGGAAAAGTTTCAATCTCAGTCAATTCATAGTCCCAATCTTCCATGACTGTGTTGGCATAGAAACGATCAGAAAGCATTTCGATTTCTTTCTCGGCATACTCCCTAGTAGGTGCTTCCAACCAAATGTCGATGACCTTACCTAATCTAAGTTTCTTAATGTCCAACTCAGACAATCGTCTACTACCATCTCTCACAGCATTACCAGGAGAGTCATCAACTTGTGATCGTAGTCGGATGAATACTAGTGCTTTAAACTTCATGCTCGTTCCATCTCTCATCAAGTGCTTCGTTAACAATATCTTTCAATTCTTTACGCTCTTCTGGTGTGAAGATTGTACGAATTTTTACTGGCATAGGAGGGATTTCTCTCTCAGAATTTGCATTACTCTCAGAGGGAACACTCATGCCTTGGGTGTCAATTTTGTCCATAAAAGGAGAGGTGTTCAACCATGATATTATACATTAAAAAAGCACCCCCGTCAAGGGAGTGCTGTGTCGGTTTAGGAGGTGGTCTGAATGGGCAGTCGCGACACCCAGCACCACAACATCCTCTATTCTTTATCATAAATCTTTTCCAGTTTTTCCCTGGTTAGATCTACATACATCAACTCTTCACCTGCTTGTGGTGCTTCTGGATGACGTGGTTTAGGAGTATTCATCTCTACCTTAATAGATTGAATGTTAGACCACATCATAGCGAAGGCACCACCAGCAATAAGAGCGAAGCATATAAAGTATAGTGTGAACTCGAAATTATTCATGATGCCTTATTTAAGTTTAGAGCAGAAGTTTTAATAAATGAAGCGATTAATTAAACCTAATCGCTTCATAGAATCAGAGTGCGTTGCCTCTAGGAAGAACTTCTTCTGGGAAGATGAAGTTTTCATGTGGTTGATCAGCAGGTGCCATCCATGCTCGTAGTCCTTCATTCAATAGGATGTTCTTGGTATAGAACGTCTCAAACTCAGGATCTTCTGCTGCTCTGATCTCCTGACTTACAAAATCATAAGCACGAAGATTAAGAGCAAGCCCAATGATCCCAATAGAAGAGACCCAAAGACCCATGACAGGAACAAACAACATAAAGAAGTGCAACCAACGCTTATTGCTAAACGCAACCCCGAAGATTTGTGACCAGAAACGGTTCGCTGTAACCATCGAATAGGTCTCCTCCTCCTGAGTGGAATCGAACGCTTTAAATGTGTTTGCCTGTTCACCATCTTCATACAAGGTATTCTCTACTGTAACACCATGAATGGCAGAAAGCAATGCACCACCTAGGATACCAGCAACTCCCATCATGTGGAATGGATTCAGGGTCCAGTTATGGAACCCTTGTAGGAACAACAGGAATCTGAAGATTGCTGCCACCCCAAAGGACGGAGCGAAAAACCAACTGGACTGACCCAGTGGGTAGATAAGGAATACGCTGACAAAGACAGCAATAGGACCAGAGAACGCAATCGCATTGTACGGACGGATACCGATGAGACGTGCCAGTTCAAACTGACGGAGCATGAATCCTATGAGAGCGAATGCACCGTGGAGAGCAACAAAGGACCAAAGTCCTCCAAGTTGGCACCACCGCTGAAAGTCGCCTTGAGATTCAGGACCCCAAAGTAGCAGAAGAGAATGACCCATAGCGTCAGCAGGCGTCGAGACAGCTGCCGTAAGAAAGTTAGCACCCTCAAGATAGGAACTAGCAAGACCGTGGGTGTACCAACTCGTAACAAAAGTTGTCCCAGTAAGCCAACCGCCAATGGCAAGATAAGCAGTGGGAAGAAGTAGGAGTCCAGACCAACCCACAAAGACAAAGCGATCCCGTTTAACCCAGTC